TGAACTTCATGGTTGGTATCGCTCCGACCGCGACTGCCACGAGTGTTGGGACCATTGGCGTTTTGCCGACTGTCGGTACATTAACCGCTGGTACAGGAAAGGCTGGTATCTACTACACCCCGATTGACGATGGTGCGTATGTGCAGGCTCTTCTGTAATAAACCATAGACGCCCGTAAAAAAGGCGTCTTACTTACCAAAAAAGGAGGTAAGTAATGTTCCTGTTTACTACGATACAGAGATTTATCGGTATCTCCACAGATACCAAACCTGTCAGTCCGAAGACGGGTTCGACCTTCCTTGAAACCAACACTGGTTTTATGTGGATCTACAATGGGTATGCGTGGCTCCCTAAAACCTTCATGCCAGGAAGCACTGTCAACTACAACCAGACTGACTTGAATCAGGTAGCGGCTGCGTATAGCTCCATGACTGCGACGGCCCAAGCCATCTTCATTGACGCTGTTATCGTCCATGTACCTGATGACCTGTCCGCAGTTGCTGGGTTTACCAGTATCGCCATAGCGACTGATGACGTTGCACCGATTGAAATACTATCGGCTGCTGCCGGTGCGAAGGCAAACCTGACAGGGAACTTCTATCACGTTTACACTGGCCCAACCGTTACGGCAGCAACGAAGATAATTGAGGTGACCATTGCTGGCGGTGCTGCGGGCGCAGGGTCTGAGGTTAACGTAACTGTTTTGTGGCGACCACTTGTCGCTGGTGGATATTATCTCAATGCGTAAATTCTTAACATGGGTTCGATACTACACGCATCGCAAACCCAAACAGAGTGACACAGTGGGCGGACCCGTCTTTCGTCCCATATTCAGAAAGGTGAACGTCCTGGGATAGGGTTCCCCAACCTGAAAACCGTATCTCCCGGGCGGCTGCCCAGGACTTTTTACACCGGGGAGGAGTAATCGATGGATTTTCAGATTGTCACAGGGCCGACCGTCGAACCGATTCCGCTTAGTACCGCGAAAAGGCATCTTAATCTCGATTCGGAGACTCTCGATTCTAATTTAGAGCTTACCCAGAGTCTGCCAATCGCCTCACATGCCGTGTCCGTTGGATATACACACACAGGGGTGGGTACAGACATACTTGGCTCAGAGGCAGAGGTTTTACTCCATGCCGGAACAAACGGAGCGGGTGCCACCAATGACACCAAGGTTCAAGAGTCTGATGACGACCTCACCTACACCGATTGGGTTGGTGGCGCGTTTACGCAGGTTACCACGGCAAACGATAATGCCGACTACAAGCTCCAGTACACAGGATATAAACAATTTATCCGTACAGCATCCCAGGTCCTGGTTAATGCGTGCGAATTCGGAACCAGCATCCTCGTTAACGCCTCCACCCGAGCCGATGACGACCTTTTAGCCACTTACATCCAGACCGCAAGGGAAGGTGTGGAGGGTTACACGGGCAGGGGCATTCTAACCCAGACATGGGATTACTTCCTTGACAGCTTCCCGGGAACCAACCGTGTTATCATCCCCCTTGGCAACCTTCAGAGCGTGACATCGATGTCATGGAAGGGCACTGATGCTGCTGAAACTATTATGGTGGCGGGAACAGATTATATCGTAGAGCTTAACGGGGACCAATGCGGTAGGGTCGTTCTGCCGTACTCAGGCACCTGGCCGTCGGATACGCTGTACCCATCCAAACCCATAAAGATAAGAATCGTTTGTGGCTGGCTGAACGCCGGTGCCGTCCCGAGCCGACTGAAAGCCGCTATGTTGCTCGCTATCGGGGATCTCTGGGAGAACAGAGAAGCGCAATTGCTCGGAATAAATTCATCCGAATATCAGTTGAACAAAACGGCAGAGGATCTGCTTAGAACCAAACGTCTATGGGAAGATTTCGATTATGAGAATAGGTGATTTAGATAAGTTCATAGACCTACAGGCTGAGACAAGGGTGGGCGATGGGCAAGGTGGATTCACCACAAATTTTACTACTGTTGCGACTAACGTTAATGCTGCAATCTGGCCGGTATCAGCGAAGGATATGATTAATGATATGCAGAATGTGGGTAGCATTACCCACAGGGTTAGAATTCGCTACAGGCGTGTGTTGCGGTCGGCGTGGAGAATCTCATGGGCTGGACGTTACTTTGCCATAGTGGCCCCTCCTATCGATCCTGAGATGAATCATCAGTGGCTCGACATCTTATGCCGCGAGGCGGTGGTTTAAATGATTGAATTATCAAAAGCCATATACACGCTCGCAACTGGCTCCACAATGATGTCGTATGTCGGTAACAGGTTCTTCAAAGGCCGCGTACCGACGGGAACAATCTATCCAAACATCTGTTATTTTTTGGTAACAGATAATCCCGAACGTGGATTTACAGAAAGATACGAGCATATTGAGGTGCAATTCTCAATCTTCTCGGACGACCTGAACAGCAGCACGGAAGTGGAAACAGCTTACAATCACCTGGCAGCGTTGTACGACGAATGCGACCTTACGATAACCGGGTACGACCTCATCTGGTTTAGGACGTTGGATACAGTGGGCGCACAGGTAGAAGATTGGGTAACACCGAACGGAACGCAAGAGGTCTGGGCTATTCATGCCACCTTTGAGGTTTTGATAAGTCTCAAATAAACCATCAACCCGGGAGAGTTGAAAAATGGAAAATGTAAAACTTAGCATCATAATTCCTGTTTGGAACGGCGCGGAGATGACCTACGAAGCGATACAGGCAATCATGGATAATACGGAGGATTATGAGATAATCATAATCGACAATGGGAGCGAACCTCCGTTCAAGGCTCCGTTCACGGGCTTCAATGACTTAACGGTCATCCGCAATGAGTCCAACCTCGGATTCCCTGTCGCAGCGAACCAGGGCATCAAAGTTGCAAAGGGTGACGTGGTTGTTCTCTATAACAACGATGTCATTTGCACACCAGGATGGGCAGATAGGCTTGTGGGATGGCTAGATGAGTTCGACATCATAGCACCTTGCACGAACTATGCGGCTGGCATCCAAAATATCACCATTGGGACATACAGTTCCCGGGATGAGTTGGACTCAGCGGCTGAAGAGTTTACTCATTCGAACGAGGGTCTGTGTTACGACGTTAACTTCGCCACCATCTCCATGTTCATTAAGAAGAAAATCTTTGATGACATCGGGTATCTCGATGAGACTTACTGGCCAAGCAGCGGAGAGGACATTGACATAGGCTTCAGGGCCAGGGAAGCCGGGTACAGGGTTGGTGTTGCCGGTGACGTGTACGTTCATCACGACGGTTCCAAGACGTTTGAGGCACTGCATAAAGCAGGTCTTGCCGAGTATGAAGAGGTCGCCGACCAGAACGACAAGCACCTTGCAGAGCGATGGGGTGACGATTTCTGGAACAACCAACGGTATTATGGCAAGACTCGGATACTGGGGGAGGATGCTATACGGCTGAACCTCGGGTGCGGAAATTTTCCGATGAAGGGCTTCATTAACGTAGATCAGTTTGAAAGCGTACATCCTGATTTGTTGGCGGACGCAACAGATTTGCCATACGGGCCGAACTCAGTGGATGAGATATATTGTGGTCACATGCTAGAACATTTATCATGGGATGAGGGATTGAAGGCATTATCACATTGGTTGGCTATCCTCAAACCCGGTTGCGAGGCTAAGGTTGTAGTCCCTGATTTTGATGTATTGGCATCAGAATATCTTAACGACCCGACCCCAATAAAAATGAAATACTTCAATGATTATTTTATTTATTCTTACGTCCAAGATTCGCTCCACCGTTACTTCTACAGCGCAGGATTGTTAAAGGCTGCAATGGAGCAATCAGGGTTTAAGGATGTTGAACGGTTACCCATTGACCATCCTTATTTCGTTGAGCCGGTTCCATGGCAGTGCGGCTTCGTGGGGGTGAAACCTCCGGTGTCCACCCGAGTTAGGGAGGATATTAACAATGATTTGTAGAGTCTGTGAAAGCAAGTGCGAGATGTTTATGGACCTTGGCCGTCAGCCGATAGCCAATAACTTCCTGGCGCCAGAGGACTTCAAGGACGAATGGTTCTACAACCTGCAAGCGTACTTCTGCCCTGAATGCTTTACGGTCCAGATTGGAGAGTGTCCAGATGTCTCAGAGGTGTTTAATAAGGACTACACTTTCTTTACCGGCACGTCGGAGCGCATGGTTAAACACTTTGCTAACCTGGCCGATAGAATCAAGACATCGATTCTGCCGAAAAACGGATGTATCATGGAGATTGGCAGCAACGATGGTACGTTCCTTGAGCATTTCAAAGACAGTGTGCATCTTGGCTTCGACCCGTCCGAGAGCGTGAACGATGCTGCAAGGGTCAAGGGCGTGAGAGTTTACCCGTACCCGTTCGAGAACTTCGGGCAGGTGGCAAGTGCGTGGCCGAAGACGGATGTGTTAGTGTCTGCCAACTCTTTCGCTCACATACCCAACAGGGTTGGTGTCTTAGAAGGTATCCAGAAGATGCTGGCACCCGGTGGCGTGTGGATAGATGAGGAGCCGTACCTCCCCAATATCATCAGCCGGTTGGAGTATGACCAATTTTATAATGAACACGCTTTTTTTAGTTCAATGGTATCGATGCAGAAGACACTGCATTTATACGACCTTGAAATAATGGACTTCGAGTTCTTGTGGACCCACGGCGGGTCGATTAGGTATTTCATTGGGCACAGGAAACCAGGGATACGGCCGAAGGTTGAAGCCGCAATAAAGAATGAAGGACTTGATAACTTCGATGTGTTCGACAGTTTTGGGAAGCTGGTGAAGTTCAGCGCACAGCGATTGAAGCAGAAGTTGACAGATATAAAGAGGCCCATCGTTGGGTACGGGGCAGCGGCGAAGAGTACCACCGTCCTAAACTATTGTGGCATCGGGCCGGACCTTGTGTCGAAGATATATGATACCACACCAGAGAAGCAGGGGAAGTTCTCACCCGGAGCGCATGTGCCTATTGTGTCTTATGATAAGTTTAAGGAGGATGATCCGAAGGACGTAGTTTTGTTTGCTTGGAATCACGCGAGGGAAATCCTCGCTAAAGAGGCTGGGGTAGAACGTAACTGGATAATACCAACGGGAGGTATGTAAAATGAAGGTGAATAACACAAAGCTGGCAATCGGAATTCCATTGTCATTTCCATGGGTTCCATCAAGTTTCTTTCATTCGTTCATTCAGATGGAGAAACCAGACTACACTTATCTGTACGAAGATTCAACCGGGCCAATACATGAACTGAGAAACAACCTCGTTCAAAAAGCTCTGGAAGTGGGCGCGACGAAGCTCCTTATGTGCGATATAGACCAAGTTTACCATCCGCTAACTGTCACCAAACTTTTAGCACACAACCTGCCGGTTGTGGGGGCGCTTGTCCACCGTCGCTACGTTCCGTTCGATAGCTTGATGATGAAGATTGTTGACGTGGACGCGGACACAAAAGCCTACGCCAGCCTTGACGATTGGGAAGACGGTGAACTCGTAGAGGTTGACGCCACGGGCACAGGCTGTATAATGTACGACATGAGCGTGTTCCGCAAAATACCCAAACCGTGGTACAAGTCGGAATACGACCCAAGCGGGATGCCTATTGGTGAAGACTTCGGATTCTGTTTAGCTCTGAAGAACGCGGGGTATAAAATCTTTGTTGATACTTCCGTACCCGCAGGACATTTGACGACTATGATCGTGAACACTGCAACAAACAAGTTGTACCGGGCCATGAAAACCAAGCAACAGCAAGAAGCTGCTGAGATAGCATTGGGGGTTGAGGATAAGAAAATAGCTTAACAACCAGGGTCCCATGGTGGGGCGGCTGGATCAACCATAAAAATCATTTAACCTTTAGGAGGTAGAACAATGGCAGATAGGGCAACAACATTGACCGGTCGCTTTCAGCGTGTGACGCTCGGTCCCACAACGAAGATCCTTGGAGCCGGCACTTACACCATCGCCGGCGCAACCCGTAGAACCGTTGACGCGTCAGAGTTTGGCGTGGACGTTGACATCTTTGAATTTCAGTCAGCGGACGGCGGCACCATTTCATTGGGTACGGTCAACTATGACCCGACCGATGCTGCCCAGAACACTCTCAGGACAGCGGTTACTGATGGCGTTAAGCTTGGCCACAGTCCGCTCACCTCTGGTATCAGGTTCTGGATTAACTCGACCTCGTACCTCACCTGCGGAACTTCAGGGTATATCCTGATGACCAAGGCGGGAGATGTCGCTGCCGACCGTAATGGATTGGCAACAACCTCGTTTGAAGGCCAGGTTTCCGGCGCCTTCATGTATATCGTTTAAACACTAAATACTCGGGAGAAAACATTATGGCTACTGTTATCAATTTACAAACGTCCGACGACGGTGTTTGGTTTCCGTTCTTTTATTCTCGGATTAACCCCGATACGATGGACGTTGAATATGACGAACCCATCGAGGACGGGCCGAGGATGAAGATCCGGAATCCTGTTGATTTTTTCAATGACAGGAATCAGACCCGCAAAACGAAGAGCGAGTTTGTGCTGAACAAGAAGACCCGTGCAATGGAGAAGGTCGTAAGTGACCTTGAGTTAAGCATTGCACAAAAAAAGGAAGAGAGTGAGGACTTCGCAGATTACGTCATCACCGGCGCCGAGAATTTTAAGCTGAACGGCAAGCTGATGAAGGCCACCCGGGCGGAGAAGATCGCCGCTATGAAGATCCCCATCGTGAGCATGTACGTCAACCGATGTGTTCAGTTGCTCCAGGAACAGTCGGCGGTGGAGGAGAAGGATGATAGTTCAAATTTGCAGAATGGATCGACTTCACAGAAGACCAAAGCCGGTCCAGGATAGAGTTTGATGATGGGACGGTGTCCACGAAGTGCGATCAGTGCAAAGCGACATACGCGGAGCGGACACCCCCAGAGGAGCCTCCATGTGATAATTGTTGGGTGGACCTCCTACCCCAGAACAAGGAAGCCGCTCAGATTTACTTCGTAAGCCGAGGGCAGAGAATCATGGCTGGTATGGGTGGACAAACGATTGACATCGACAACAATGCGGTCTTTGGAGCAATGGACCGATACCCCGGAGGCATCGATGACCAGTGGCGATGCCTTCAAAAGGTAAGGGCCACGTTCCATCATTTCTTGACGATTGAAAACGCGAAGCGGGAATCGGAAAAATGATTAATTTCAATACAAGCAATGGAACGATGCCGGGTGACTGCCTGCCATCGTTTTGTTGTTTTGGTGGATGATATGAAAGTCGCCTATTTCAATCCTAACAAAATGGATGCTGAATTTGAGGCCATAGCAGTAGAACGCCTTGTGAAGGCCGCAAAGGTAGTCAGGGCAGCCACCAAGCGTAAACTTGCTACACAGATAGGCCGAGGGACGCAGACGGGCATTAGCAGGCCAGTTTATCGCTCTGGTAAGTATGCTGGCGTGAACTGGACAGCGCGAGACTTTGGGCAAACCATGAAGAGTGTTCGTATTGTTAGACAACGGACAAAAGTTAGAAGAGCATTATCGAAAAAACGCAACGTCCGTGTTTATTGCGGCCATTTTCTTGATTTTTATGCTAACATTTTTGAATATTATAAACCGTTCATGCGTCCGGCATTTGAACAGTCAATACCGATGATAAAAACGCTAATAGGGGCTAAGTGATGGCTGATCACAATATTGGAAAAATCTTTGTAGAATTAGACCTTGACCCAGGGCGTTTCGTCAAAAGTCAACAGAAGATATTAAAGAACGCCACCAAAGTTACCCTTGATATTGAATCCAATTTCAAAACGCTTGGTGCCAAATCCGATGCCGTTTTCAATTTGATGAAAGCACAGGCTATAAACGCCTTTGAAGGTATCAAGCGAAGCGGCAAAGCCACCGCGAACGACCTGATAAGGGCTGAGAAAGCCAAGGCAGCAAAAATTCAACAGATCAATGACCAACAATATGGCAAGCAGATAGCCACCATGCAGAAGTTCAAAAGCAATTACCTGGCTATATCCGCAAGCATCGCAGCGTCCATTTATGTGATACAGAAAGCAGCAAGGCCATTTATAGTAATGTTTGAGAAGGGCTTCAACGCTGTCGAAGATTACGCTCAATCGGTTGCCGGTTTATCTGCTATGGTCGTCACATTCACGGAACGAGCTAAAGGGGTTTCGTTACCTGAACAATGGCAGGAAGCCTTGAAATATTCAACGGCCATGGTCCCCATCCTTGAGAACCTTGCAGCGAAGACTCTTTTGTCAGGACAAGAAACCACAGCACTCGCAAACGCATTCGCCAGGGCCGGCGTGTTTCTAAACGCTTCAAACGAAAAACAGATTGAAAGCTTCACAAGAATCTCAAATGCCCTGCCTTTAATGACAAAAGGCCAGGAGATCATGAAGCAGATCAATTCTGAAGTCCGTGCGGTTATGACCGGGGCGAACGAAGCGACGTCCATGATGCTGCAAACCCTTAAAGCAATTGACCCGTCAATAGAAAAGAATATCAAGTTATGGCGCGAGGAAGGGACTGTCCTAGAGAATATCGGGGATCTGTTGGTTGGATTTGGCCCGGCCACAGAACTTCTTGAAAAGCAATGGCAGGCTGTCAAGTCCACAATCGAAACAACCGCCACCCAGATCCTCAGAGGATTAATGAAGCCTGCCTATGAGTCAATAATCGAAGCTACCATAAAACTTAATGAATGGTTGCTTAAAAACAAGACCACTATCATAGACTGGGGGACATCATTCAGGATCGTGCTTATTGATCTTGAAGCTGAAATATTACGCCTTGCCATGCTGCTCGATAAGATCGGTGGGACGATGACAACGGCACAGATGTTTCTTTATGGGCCCGGATCAGCACTGGGAGTTGAAAGCAGCGTGAAAAGGTTTGAAGCAGCTGCAAAAGCCAACATGGAATATGCTGCCAGATATGAAGAAAGCGACAAACGCTTAATGGAGTTGGCGAAACAACAAATCGCATTGGAGCAAGAACTAGCTGATAAGACCACCACGGCGGCACAGGATAAGGCGGACGCTTCGACCCAATTCACGGCAAAGATAGTTAAGAATTTAAACGACGAAAAGAATGCCATGAAGGAAACAGCAGCCGAAGCAAAACACTTGGCAGATGCGTTGAAAGCACTCACGGATAAATACGCCGCGCTGAACGCACAAATGGCAGCAAGCGATCTGGCTGCAAAGACTGAAGAGTTCAGACGATTAAAGTTAGAGCTATTCGGCGACCATGATGTGGCAATTGCTGTCCACACAGAAGGGGTGGAAGAGGCGACCGCTTTGATGGAAGACCTCGATACCGCTCTCTCGGATATGGAGGAATCATCTGGCGCGATGTTTGAAAGTTCAATATTCGGTGATGACGCAAGCCAGGGCATCCAAAACATGATGGTATCCCTGGAAGATTTGTTAGAAGTTTACGATGAAATATTTGATCGTGAAAAGGAAATTGCAGAGTTCAGATCAGAAGCAGCGTTGCTTCCATTCGAGGAACAGGCAGACGCTTTTAAAAAGATAAAGAAACTGGAGGAAAAGTACGCTGACCAGGCTATCGAAGGACAGTTAGCCGGCTATCGTCAATTGTTCGGTGCATTGAAAGGGATGACGGAAGAGAACTCTGCTGCAAGCGAGGCCATGCACTTTGCTCAGATGGCGTTTGCTGTGGCTGAGATTGTCATGACCAAGTCGCAGGCACTGGCAAAAGCTGTTGCTGCGGTTGCAAATGCCGGGATGCAAGGTGACGGATATACGGCAGTCGCTCGGATGGCAGCCGTTGCTGCGGCACTTGCGCCGTTCTTGGCGCTGATTGGGATGGGATTTGGTGGCGGCGGTGGTGGTGGCAGTAGCAGTGATCCATCACCAGACTCAGGTGCTCCCAGCACCGTATTAGGCGCAGCCAACGATACCGGCAGCGAATCAATCCAAAACTCATTCGATATTCTGATAGACCAGAACGATGATCAATTGTACGCCCTGCACGACATCTTCCAGGCCACCAAGGATTTGGTTCAGTCCATTGAGGAGTTTGTGATTGGTGTTCTTCAGGGTGGATTCGGCGGTGCCGGTTTTAGCGGTAGGGAATACAAAATCCCAGGTTTCTCTATTGAAGATATTATAAACGGAAGCGTAGAAGGTGTCAGCCGAGGGGAGCGACCGCAGCCAGGTGATTACCAGAAGAACCCTTGGGAAGAAGGTTATATAGAAGGAGGGTTAAGGCAGTGGTTTATTGATTTACAGGCTTGGGCGCAAGCCGGTTGGGATGCCTTAGGAGATGACACACTCGATTCATTTACTGATATGTTCCGGGATATAGGAACGACGTTTATCGAACTTGCAATCGGGCTTGGTACTGATGTCCAGGACGTTCTTGATTATACTTTCGGCGACCTTCATTTAGACTTAACGGGCATGGACCCTGATGAAATTGAGGAAGCGATAAAAAACTACTTCTCCAACATGACTGACGCAATGGCGTGGGATTTGTGGGGCGAAGAGTTCGGTAAGTATCAGCAAGTCGGGGAGGGAATGTTTGAAACAGTAAATAGGCTTGTTTATGAAAAAGAAGCCATCTTACAAGCACTATCCATGACCGGACACGCCTTTGCTGGGACCGCAAAAGAAGCAGTGCATTTTGCCCAGGCGCTCTTAAAGTTGGCAGGTGAGTTAGAGGATTTCCTTGACGATGTAGGAACGTATTTTGAAGAGTTCCTGACTGACGCCGAACAAGCTGCATGGTTGGCTCAAAACCTTGCTATGTCATATAAAGAGCTTGGTATTGAAATGCCAGCCACGAGAGACGCGTTTAAAGACTTAATGGAAGGTCTTGACCTCACCAAAGAATCAGACATGAAATTGTACGTTGCGTTACTGGCCCTGGCCGGTGCAACGGACGCGTACTACGACGCTGTTGAAGACGCTACAGAGTTGCTTCTTGACTTCGCACGTTCATTCGCTGAAACCGATATGGAAAAAACTATCAGAGGTTTGATAGATGATTTCAACGACCTGTGGGAAGCCTTTGCGATTGCAAACGGTCTGAAGGGTGGCACGGCTAGAGAGATTGAAAAAGAGATTGAAGAGAATATCAAAGCGAAGAAAGAAGAACTGGCAAGGCTGAAAAAAGAACTTGCCGACATGCAAGACCCCATCACTGGAATGTTGGCCGGATTTTACAGTGACGACCCAGCGGAGCAAGCCGCTGCTGCTGCGGCTGCGATGGAGTATTTCAATGACTTGTTGGCTGAGTTCGCTTTAAGAACTGGAGACATTACAAAGATATTACCTGATGTGTTATCCGGCTTTAGGAAAGTGAGTAAGGAACTAGAGACTCAATCCGAAACGCTTGATTCGATGGGGTACTCTGCTGCCAGCGAAGCGGCTGCGAATTTCAAAGAAGCGATAGATGATTTTCTGTCATCCATTAATAGCGCCACGACGGGGCTTGACCTTGCGGAAGGGTTTACTGCTATCATGGATAGCCTGAACGACTACCGTGATGCCATAGATGATGCATTAAAAGATGCTAAGGCCGCAGGGAACACGGCTGATGTTGAATTCCTAAACGACTTAAAAGACTACCTGGATTCTGTAGAAGATATGATTGCCGCATTTCAAGAGCGTCTGGGAGAATTGGAGTCTGCGACGATTGAAGACGTTGGGAAAAAGCTGGCGTTGAAACTGAAGGGTTGGGACACAGGGCTGCAAGACGCTGCCGATGTAATCCGAGAAGCCGGTGGTCTCGACGCTCTGGCTAATGCTTTTGCGGCACTCTCCATAAAGATAAAGGCATTCGCTGATGGTATGGCTTCCATGAGCAGTGAGGATATCCTATCGAACTTTGAATCTATTATAGAAGATGTGGAGTCGTTGATTTTAGCAACTCAGGATGCCGCTACAGTCCTGCGTGCATCGGGTGACGACCAAGTTGCTGAGATGCTGGAGGGCTACGTTGACTATTTGAAGGAACTGAAAGCTCTGCTGGAAGCGTTCCAGAAACAATTGGATGACGTTGCACTGAGTGTTGACGCAAGGAAAGCAATAGAAGAGGCAATGGCCGGGATGGCCGCCGGTGATTACAGTGCTGCGATAGCGTGGTTGGAAAAAGAGTTAGAACGCATTAGTTCCGGTGGAACCGCTAAAGAAATCCAAGCCGCAGCCGATGCTCTGGACCACATGAGGGAAATGGCCGCTGCGTTCATCGCGTTGGAAGAACAGATGCTCGATGCTATGAAGATTGCAATGGGCTTAATGACCAACGCTGAATACGATGAAAAAAGAAGAAAAGAAATAGCAGAACGCTACGGTGACAGCCTTGGTATGAGTTACGAGGAGATGTTGAAAAGGTTTGCGGAAATGACGTTGGAAGAGTTGAAAGCAATGGCCAAGGCGATGGGCCTTACCTGGGAGGACATTGCGAGGGACATGGCGTATGTGGCCGCACAGGAGCGAGAACTCCTTGATATTAGAAAGGCCATAGCGGACTTGAATGAAAAAGTCGGCATTGATATGGGGACAATAGGGTTAGCAGACCAGAGGGATGCTATTTGGGAAAGATGGAACGTCTTATGGGACAGTATAAATCCCGTAGTGGAAAATGCTTTAAGGGAAACAAATTCCCTGGCGACTGATGGTTTATTAGATACAGGTGCGCTAATGGGTGACGTGCTGCAAAGTATAGGCGTCTTGATGAAAGATACGATAGGCTATCTATCCTCATCAACAGGATATTCACTTGGTGCTGTGGGGGGAGGGACTGGTCAGCTAACTCAGGTGGATGCCTTGGTAACAAACGCTCTGGACAGCACAGGGTATCTGGGAGATGTTCTGGACAGCACAGGGTATCTGGGAGATGTTCTGGACAGCACAGGGTATCTGGGAGATGTTCTGGACAGCACAGGGTATCTGGGAGATGCGTTGTACGAAATAAAGTCTGCTACTGAAGACGATGATCAGCTAGGTTCACCCATGACGGAAGAAATCCTGATGGAGTTGGTAGGTATCCTCGGAGAGTGGTGGACCGCAGCCAAGGCAGTGGTAGACGAAGCCTTTATGGAAGATGTTGCTACTCAAAGAGAGGGGTATGCATCAGAGCAGGAACTCCTCAATGAACAATTGGCCGTTGCTAAAGCGTTTGCGAGTTTAGTGGATCAGGTGCAAAGTGTAATAAAAACAATAAAATATTCTGACTTGAATATTAATGTACCACAGGTGAAGGCTGCTGAAGCGTTAAATGATTATGATACGTTGAAATTAGCTGCGGAAACGTCTGGTACTGCCGAAGATTATCAAAAATTTGTATCATTTGCCCAAACATATTTGCAGCAACAGCAGGCGGCGTATAAGTCTAGTGAGACATATCAGACTGCTTATGCAACAGTCATGCAGGATCTCGCTGATGTTGAAGCTCTAGCAACAACAAATAGTGCTGCTGAAGATGCAATTATTGCTGAACTTGAAGCTATTGAAGAGGCGGTTGAAGCCTTGGGTGACCTACTGCCTGATTATAGTGGAATAAAGGCCGAGTATGATATTGCGATAGGGATGGTTGAAGCTGCATTGGATGTTCTTGAAGCTGAAAGGAACGGGGACAGCGATAATGACGATGACTATTTGAGTAAGCTTGACGACTATTTGAGTAAGATTGGGGACTTTGTATCCTCTGTGCATGAATTTACATTTGAGGTTGGCGATTACGCTAAGCTAACAACCGACGCCATAACTGACTTCGTGTCCTCTACGGGTGAATTTGCATTCGAGGTTGGCGATTACGCTAAGCTAACAACCGACGCCATAACTGACTTCGTGTCCTCTACGGGTGAATTTGCATTCGAGGTTGGCGATTACGCTAAGCTAACAACCGACGCCATAACTGACTTCGTGTCCTCTACGGGTGAATTTGCATTCGAGGTGTCTGAGTATGCTAGCCTCGTGAGTGGGTTTTCAGGTGTTGTGCTTAGGTATGCAGGGGATTTAGATGGGTATACGTCTATACTGAGTACATCCACGGGTAGTATGGAAGGTAGCCTGTTTACCATAGCAACAAACACCGGGAATTTGTCTAAGCTATCAACGATAGATAGCGATACAGGGTATTTATATAAATTATCCAGTATAGATAGTGATACCGGGAATTTGTCTAAGCTATCAAGCATAGACACAAATACAGGGAACCTTGCGGGTATAAATTCAAACACGGGATATCTATCTAAGTTAACATCCATAGCA